GCCCAATAGTGGACAATGCCTTTTGCGTTATTTGACGGCATTACAATCATTTTGAAATACCTGGATCAAAATCAGGGAACTCTATGTTTTCGATTGCTTCTTCTAATGTCGGAAAGATGTGATCAGCATGGTAGCGTATCCAAGGGCTGTAAGAATTTGTAACAACGATGACCTGCTTGCGAAGACTCCATGCAAAGTATATTTCCATCGCAGTGCCATATGAAGGATGATCGCACTTAGCTAGAATAGTATCGCAGTACATAATGCTCTTCTTATCACCCTCTACAATCTGCTTGGGTATTCCTGCAATTGTCTCCCTGCCCCGGTAATCTGCATCTGTAGGTTTCATGCACATTACATTCTTCTTCATTAAAAGTTTGTGCGTAGCTTTTCTCCAACGGATACAGGTGTCATCCTGCTCGTATATTGGTCCCGCTAAATAGACTAATTTTGCTTCTATCATCCATTTACCTCCACGCACATACCAACCTTACAGACTTTTACTGATTCGAGGGTAATATGGTCAGGGAACTTCTTGTCCATTAGTTTTAACCACAAATGCCGAGCTATCATTTCCGCTGTGGGATTCTCAATAAACTCATTTAAATATGTATGGTCTAACTGCTTAACAATCGCCCCTGCCTTGATTCGGAACTCTTCATGCGGAATAACCCATCCATATCGCTCATCAGGTTCTCCGCTTATTGTCACATATACTTTATGCGAGTGTCCGTGTATCCTTGCATTTTCTTTACCCATACCCTCTATCCTATGGGCCGCTTCAAATGTAAACTTCTCTGTAACTTTAGTTCTCATCATCCACAGTCACCCATTTATCGATGAAATACTTTGGTAGTCCCGCCTCGGAGACATGGAGATCATTCTCGTCAGGCTCATGTCCCTTCCTGGAAATATGAACGATCTGTGTCAGGATTTCATGCCTGTTACCTAATCGCCTGATCGCCCACGCCTCATTGGCAAAACGAATGTCATCGAATATGATTAACCGCCTACCCAGGTGATCCTCGGCCTGTCGCATGGCGGCATCCACCCATATATTCGCATAGATTGATTCCCTGCCCCACTCAGTTCCGAGTGACTGGAGCATCCGCCTGACAGTTATTCCATCGGGGAAGCCTGGTATCGGTTCCTCCTTTTTCTCGAGCCAAGCGGGATGCGGTAGGATTACCTTGAGCATCTCCTTAATCGGGGTGGCGAATGACAGGATGGCGGCTCCATCGAATGATTTGGCGTAGGTGCTTTTACCCACTCCCTTGGGACCGCATAGGCCGATTATTTTAGGTGCTGGGTAGGTCATAGGATCGCTATAAAGAAGGATATAATCGTCCATGCGAAGGCGAGTATCGCCATCCCGAATAGGATGTAATGGAGTGGGTGGAGTTTCATGGGACTAGAACCTTTGGCATCTTTTCGGGAATGCGAAAAAGTTTGGACTTTTGATTCTTAATCCACTTATTCCATGTAGCGATACCGCCAAAGAACATGGTATGATGGGTGATCGCTTGTGCTCCTGGACTGCAAAGCCTTTTCAAATTTAAAAGGTGTTTGCGGAAAGCAAATACAGGATCATCCTCTTTTAATTCTAAACCTTTAAATAATCGGTCTACTATAAAAGTATCAACCTTTGCATGGTCGGCTTTCTTGAGTTTGTTTCTGATTACATAGTGAAGAGCCGCAGTGCTAGCAGGAGGTATCTTGAAGTATTTCTGATTATTATGAATCTGTGCTACAGAGTATTCAATGTCGGGATATTTTCCTAAGACATCTAAAATTTCGTAAGTGGGAATAATGACACGGGTGTTTCCACCGATACCTTTAGGAAGACCAGTGCTTGAGTTTATTTTCTCCATTAGTTGCAAACAGGCACTAAGCGAGTTGGCATACTTCTTTCCATGCTTGCTTAATATATCGCCATTAGTTCTTTTTTTTCCGATGTCAAAAACCGCAAAAGTATCAGGATCATCGTGGTAATATATTGTACCTTCAAAGGTGCATCCCGACAGGATACTTGCCATCATGCGATGTTGCCCATCATCGAGCCTGCCATTGCAAAAGGAAATTTGTGATGAAGGTTTCCATCTTCCATCCTCCATTGCCTTTGCATACAATTTTGCAGTGCTTAAATGTATTGGTCGATTGCCAACTCTTTCGTTGAATATTTTTTCTGCTGTGGTTGGTGGAATGATGGCAATTCGATTACCATCACGCATTTCCGTTTTGATTTTATATGTTGTGTCCATGTTGTTAGTAGTGGTTTTTGATCTCTCCTTCTGCCGCCAGGGGGAGTCCCTGGTAGTTCGGAGATTCTTGGGTTAGTAGTTGTAGTAAAAGGTCTAGTGCCGCCTGTCCCTCGTCCACGCCTACCTCGAGGCAAATTGAATCGTGGACATGGAGACAGACGGGCAAGCCGGCGGCCTCTATTCGGATAAGGGCATCGGCGAATATGGATCGTGCGGTTGCCTGTACGATGTTTTGAAAGAGTCTTGCCCCGTAGATTTTGACCGGCTCATATCCACGGGTAGTCGAAGCATAGAGATCCCCGTCCTTTTCATGGGCATTGAAATAGCGGACAGGCACCCCGCATCGTGTTTCGAAGGTAATACACTCGGGTGTCTCCTTCATCCATTCTCGGAATTGGTCCTCCATTTTAGACCAAGCGAGCATGACATCAGGATTCTGTGCTCGGTAGAGAAGCACCTGTTCTTTCGCCTGTGACTCGGTCATATTCACCCCGTAGCTTTTTGCTACCTCGACAAACTTTGCCGGTCCGCATCCATAGCCCAGCCCCAGCAGTCTCGCCTTGCACAGTTTTCGCATCTCAGGGGCAAGCTCGGCCATAGGTTCATCCTCTTTATATAGTTTGGATGCCCGGCCATGTGCCTCGTAGATATCGATTCCTCCACGGACTAGGCCGAGGAAATCAAGATCGCCTACCAGGTACGCAATTACGCGCGGTTCGATCTGAGATAAGTCGGCTGATACTAAGACCCGACCGGCGGGAGCCTTGAGGCATTGTCTTGCGGAGATGTCACCGATTCCATCGTTAGGGATCGCCTGAAAGTTAATGACACCTCCACCACTCCATCGTTTCGTATGAGGAGCACCGCAGTATTTCAGACGGGTAGGAACCCGCCGGTCGGATCGTTGACCCATCAGTAGTTTTTCGAATGTTTGATTGGCTAAGTTAGCCTGCCTCCATTCGGTTGTTTGTTTCGGAGTTTCCTCTAAAATTTTATCTGTCTTATCGATGAACTGCTGACAGAGCGGACCATCAATCGCCAATCCACGGGAAGCGATTCTTCGGGTCAGGGATGATAGTAATCTCTCCTTTTCGGGGAAGCCGACATCCAGTTCCTGATATACACGCAAACAGGCTCGGCTGTCTTCGAGGGCATAGTTTATAAATGTCTGATTTGATTGAATCTCCTCCACCGATAAGCCTGCCATCTGTTCACGGGCATCCTTGGATAATTCCTCATTGAATAGTTCCTTGACCGCACCGGCAAGGGATCGGGGTAGCTGGTGATACGATGCCATGTCTGCGGTGCATATCCAATCAGCAGGCATAAACTCGGGCATCTGTCCCTTGAAGATGGCCGCCCTTGCACAGACCGAATCAAACTCGGCATTGTGGGAGATAAGGGTATGTCCATTCAATCGCTCGACCGGCAACTTCTGTGGCTCCCCTACCCATTCAAATCCATCCTCTGCTACAATGGATACCAGGGTGACTCGGAAGTCAGGATGCTTCACATATCGGTCGAGTCCGATCTTGGCGACTGAGTATCGCTTGGTCCAAAAGGTTTCTAGATCGAAAGCGACAATCATGTAACCTCCCTTAGAAGTGTTTGTGCCGAAAGGATTGCATTCTCGAGGTGAGGATAAGTGGTCTCGGGAAGATCCCTATCGATCTTTACCCGCCAGGCATACTCCTCATGGTCTAGCCAAATGTCCGCCTGCCTCGCTCCCACTTTGACGATTATCTTCTCTCCTCGGGGTAGACCTATACCCATTTTATATTCGATATTCATTGCGTACAGAATGGACACGGGCCATGCCCAGGTTCAGGAGCATTAATGCAACGGATATTCTGTTGGTTCCTCGCACATCCAACCAGTGCGATCAGTGCTATTATTATTATTGCTTTCATAAGTGTAAAAAGAGCAACCCTAGCCCACCGAGTGTCGTGGAGGTATCCCTCGTTTGCCTATCGCCTTGCGGCCAAAAA